CATTTCTTACCCGGCTATGTTGGAAGTAATCTTCAATGCTTGCCGCATCACTAGCAGTTTGACCAGTTAATCCATTTGGCGTAACAGTTACTTTATTGATCATTTGATAATCTGAAATATCAAATTGCACTGCCTGATAGGTAACATCACCCGATCCAGGTACATCACTAAATGCTGTTGCCGTGCCACCTGATTCGCTTATGATGTCGGTACGCGACATAAATTTTGCATAACCGCGTTCATCAATATAAAAAGCACCTAGATCAGTGGCTTCAACTTCCTGACAGGCGGCCAACAATGATCTTGATGATCCGGTATCTGCCTGCACTGTTGTAGTTGCAGTTGTAGATATATCACGCATACCACCTGGCCATTCACCTTGATCTAATAAACTTGTAATTCTTTGTGCAGTAGTCTGCCCGGCAGTGCCACCACTGACTGATGTAATTGTGTTTAAATTTAATAATTGGAATCCATCTACACATGACAAAGTAACATAGGCTGGATCAAATCCGGTAGGGCTTTGATAATTCCATTCTTGTACATACATAGAACCCAGGTTATATGTAACGCCTAAATACTCTGCCATAAAGCGAATCTTACGCATAGGTTTGATCTTGCCGTATAAACTTGAACTTGTATTGGCCGGATTGAACTCACCAGTTTGATCAACAAATGTAATGCGTGCCGTACCGCCGGTAAATGAATCTGATGACCTATTAAATGCACGGCTAATATAACACTGGGTTACAAGTTGAGTTATATCAACTACATCTGCGGCGGCAGTACCTAGTACAGAAAAATCCAACGGCGTTGCAGGGTCATCCAACACTAATGCCGGATCAAATGTGGCCGAACTTGAAAAGTCAATTTCTGCTTTGAAAATTGCGGCTGGCATTATCTACCTAAATTAGTTAATTGAGTTACCGCACCTGATCGGTTTAAATTGTATAAAGCATCTTGAATAACTGATTGCAATTGACCCTCTGAAATAACTGATCCGGCTACATTTACTATTACCTTTGTACCCATGCCACCCATGCGATCTAATGGCACAACCGCCTCTGATCCGGCTTCACCAATTAAGGCTAATGTAGGTTGTGTTACAACGCCACCTTCTGCCATTTTGGGTATATTAAATTGAGATAAAAAACTACCAATATCTGCATTTAATCCACGCACGCTACTTAATGCAGTATTGTATTGAAAAGTTTCAATTCTTTGTACAGTAGTTTGCACCTGTTGGATAGCATTACTAATTTTTTTCTTACTTATTTCATCTAATAACGCTAACATCTTACGCAATTCTTCATTAGATTCAAATAGTTTTCTTAAATATAATTCAACTTCTTTGGTACTGATACCCCATTTTTGAGCCAAAGAATCAATTTCACCAGTAGTGATTTTGCCATCTTCAATTACTTTTAATACATCTGCATAGCGTTGCGCTTCATCAACAGCCTTTTTAGTACCATCTGCCAATTGTTGTAATATTTTTACACGCAACTCATCTTCACCGGATAACTTACGACTTAAAGCCGCTTGCAAGTTAATACGATCAAGATCAAACATGGCTTCAAGTTCAGCCTTCTTTTTATCTAAGGCTTCTTGTGCGCGTTTTTCTTCTGTTAATTTCTTTTGTTTATTTAATGTATCGCCTGCTAATTTATCTAATCTTGCTTGTAACGCGGCTAACTTATCTGCTACGGCTTTTTGTTCTTTAGTTTGTTTTAAAGTTTTTTTAGTAGTTTCGGTAACTTTTTTACCTTCTTTAGCAAGCATTGAAAAACCGGAAACTAATCCAGGTATAATAGGAATGTTTGATGAATCAAAAATCAATCTCAGGAATCTATTACCTTCAATTTTTTTACCTAAACTGCTAAATGCTTTAGTAATCTTTGATGCTTTATCTGCTAAGGCTACTAATATATATCCACCATTTAAACCCAATGATTCTAGTTTTGTACCAAAATAATCAGAAGCATCTGCGCCGCCTACAATAATTTCAGTTGCAGTAATAAATCCTTGACCTAAACTTGTTTGTGCCGCACCTGCACTAATTTTTAAAGAATCTAATTCACCGCCAAATGTATCAGCCGCTCTTTTTGCTGATCCACTAAATTTTAAAGTTAAATAATCTGTTATATCTGCTAATCCAACTTGCTTAGCAGTAGCCGCATCAAAACCTAAACCTAATGCGCCTAGTGCTTTAAAGTTGCCTCGGCTTGCCTTGCCTAACGCATCTGATACTTGGTTTAAATCACGGCCTGCGCCAACACTGGTATCTACTGCAATTGAAAATAAATCTTGTGCTTTAGTTAAATTTCCAGTTTGAATAATTAAACCATTGATTGCCGGGGTCAATCTATCCTTAGTAATATTTGATGCTTTTTCTATACCACTAATAAAAGAATTTACATTAGGCAATTGATCTAATTCATTTATTGATCTTAAAGATTGTTCAACTGATTTATCTAATCTTTCCTGGGCTAAAGCCGCCTGTATTGAGTTTTTAGCAAAAATCGCTAACCCGGCCGCCGCCGCAATTGCACCGGCTTTGGCAAACGCATTTAGTCTAAATTTACTAGTGGCAACTACCTTGTCAAAACCTTTTAACTCTTTGGTCGCACGCTCTAAACCTTTTTTATCAAACTTAGTTAAAAAGTTAATCGCAACATATTGACTTAGTGCCATGATTAACCCCTAAATTCTCTGCCTAGATATTTTTTTAATACTCCGTATAGATTATCATTTACTTGGTCACCTAATTGTTGTGATGCCCTATAAATCAATCTTTTTTCTTTGTATTCTTGCGCTCTAGGTGATCTTTGTAATTTGCCAATAAATTCTTCACTAGCATTTGGGTTACGACTAATACGCCTAGTTCTACCGCGTGATCTTGATGATCCAAAACCTGCCAACTCATAAATTATACCTGGTACAGATTTATTTATCACCGCTATTGCAGTTACACCAAATGTAACGCCTTTAATTCTTTGTACTTTGGTTTTAGCCGTACTTACTCTAATGCCGCGTATAACTTCTGTTTGCGACCACTTCCAACGGCTTCTTTTATCTTTACCAATAGTTCTACCCCGGTGTGCTTGATCATTAGCCCAACCCCATTGTGGTGGGTAATTTGGTTCTACTTCACGCCATCCTGGAAATGGTTGATGTGGTACAAAATCTTGGGCTAATTTTGCAACAGGCTTAACAGCCTTAGTTAATCCACGCCTAAATTCTTTTTGTAAATCAGGATCAACTTTTTTCATCTTAGCCATTACTTCATCTAAGTTTTCAACATAGATTGATGGCACTGCGGCCAATGATCTAATACGGCCAGGCAATCCTGAGTATCTAGGGTTGATCATTACTTCCGCCTAACTGTTGCCTTCTTGTTTTGGTAATGCCGTTCTTGCAAGATGGCTTTAATGGCTGAATAAATCGCTGGATCAACCTCTAATAAATCTTTAGGGCTAATACCTGTTGCCACCGACACGGAAGCGACTTCATAAATTGAGCCGTGCCGGTCTATCCATTTTTTGAGTCATAAACCAAATCAACATCTAAATATTGATTGATGTAATCATCACCAAATAATAGTTCTGTTTTGCCTGCATCTTTTTCTAAACGCCATGCAAACCACCACAAATCCGATTCCATTTGTAGTTCACCTAGACGCTTACGCCAACCGGTTTTAAATTCGGATTCAAACGCCACCTTTGCGGATGGCGTAAGATCATAGGTTACTTTTTTACCATCTTTTTTAACAATTTCAATTTTGTGCATTGTCCCACCCTTTTCTTATTACGCGCTAGTTGATTTTGTTAATGCCGTTACAGGAAGCGAAACGCTAACTGAGGCTACCGCATCAACAGCACCATTTACAGGTGTCCATGATGAGATAAGGCACGACATTGTATAACTTGGATTTGTTGCGGTTACTGTTCCTGACACTGGTATCAATTTGATATTCAGTTTAGTGCCTAACGCATCTTCAAACAAAGCGTTTACTGATGCTGATGCAAAATCGTTGTACAGTTCTAGATTCAGTGTAGGGCGTTCAATCCCACCTATCATGTTTTGTACGGAATCCAGCATGGCTGTGATTTCTACTTGATCAATTTCGCGTGCAAGGCTTACAGTGCTGACATGATCAGTAATGGTAGTTGTACCTACTATCACGGCAACTTTGTTACCCATAAATATGGCCATAGTTTTCCTCTCTTACTAACCTATCAACTCTACTGAATATTGATAACTTAGGTAGTCAATATTAGCGGATGTTATTGTTCCCGGGGATGCAGACACAACCCTGAGCGTTTGTACAGCACCACCTAAAGTTTTATCAACTTCAACGGCGGCTTTAATTGAAGTTGAACCGGATGAAGCAAGTAGCCCATCCAATCTTTCTTGCCCATTTCTTTCACTCATTCTACCAACTACAACAATGATCTGACATGATGCAGAATCAAAACCCCGGTTTAATGTGTAGTCATAGTTCATAGATAATTGGCCAACTATTGCAAAGGCGTTGTTGGTTGGAATATTTGTAGAATCAGGAACATAATCAAATACACGCAATCCGGTTATTGCTTGCAGTGCAGTTTTCAAATTATCTCTAACTGTACTTGGGGTCATGCAACCACTTCTTTTTTATATGCTCTAACCATTGCGGTTACATCTCTGCCTAGTGGCGACATTCTGACAACGCCTAAATCACCTAATCCTAATATTCCACCTGGCGCATCTTTACGCTTGTATAGATCGGCGGTAAGAATTAAACAGGCCATATTTATATCATCCGGCACTGACGGCCAGCCCCATTTTGCAGTTACTTGCACACCTGGGCGTAATCCATTTTGTGTAAGTCCTGGAAATATTGGCCAGGTTTCAGTATTAGATACCATTGTTAATTGAGTGTATGGCCGACTTAAAGATGGCGCAGTTAATGGGTCTAAAATATAATCTGTATTTAAAGTTAAGGTTTTGGCGTATGAGCCGTTGCCATTTGAATCGGTTTTGACAACTAAATCAGTTGTACTACCAATATCATCTACATAAACAAAAATATCTGAGTAGGCACGATAAAGGCGTGCTGATGCAGTTGCATCTAAATAAAATCTTCTATTAGCAATCCGGTCAATTGAACGTGATGCTGATTCAATCAAATCTTCTAACAAATCATTATCAGTATTATCTGATATAGACATGTAGCCTTTAATTTGAGTTAATGTTGCATATCCATTTGTTATAGCCATGATCGGTATCCAAATCCTGTACTGCCCTGGGACATTAGACAAACTCCATTCATTAAATACCGATCATAGTTAGAATCCAGGCCACT